CAGTGTTTCTTACACTATCAGCATTGTTTTTTTCTAGTTGCTGTAGGTATCTTTCCTCTGACGCTTGTATAGCTTTGTCAGATGCTTCTTGTTCTGGGATAACGTCAAGTATTTCTTGAGGTGTTACTGATTGCCCAGATATATTATAGTTAGGTATTATACTCATGGCATTGCAAAGTAATTAACGTTTGGACTATAATCCATAAAACTACCAGTTCCAATTAAGGAATCAGTATTAAAACTTTGAGTAAAGGCATTATTAGTAGTAGTATTACCTGTTCCTCCACCCATCTTACTACTATTAAATTTTTTCATCAGACCTTCGTTACCCATAATACCTTCTCCTAGTGCCTGACCCATACCTAACATAAGCGTCATACCTACGTTTTGCAGTACTGGTTTTGGAGGTGCTAAATCTGCTATTGGTTGGATAGCTACTCTTCCAAAGGATTTATTTAATTGTCCTTTTAATTGTCTATTAATATCTCCATACACTTCTCTAGCATCATAGCCAGCTTGTGTTAAACCTCGAGATCTCATTGCTTGAGACATACCAAAGTTAGCACTATTCTGAACTAATTGTCTAGCTACGCTTTTACCTCTAACTCCACGCTCGGCTGCTGATACTTCAATCATACCTTCGTTAGCTAACATCTTTTTAAAATCTTCTTGATTCTGTAAGATAGCTAGAGATCTTGCGTTATATAATTGTCTTTGTACTCTTGAA